GCAACTTCAGGCATATAACTCTGCACTATACGATATGGCTAACTATAAGCCTTATGGAGACATGCAGACTGTGCTTGAAGATAGAGCTATGGAAGAGCTTAACCTTATGGATAACGCTATCGACACCTTCACAGAAGTTGTTGTAGACATGATACAGGTCGTAGAGGTTGCTGAGAAAGCTGAGACTGCTGCATCACCGCAGGAAGAAGCTGAAGTACAAACTTTTGTAGCTAACAACACAGAAGTCCTGACGATTACCCAGGAAGAAGTAGATACCTATAACCAGTCTGTAGATGACATCGAAACACATGCTAACAATGCTTCTGCTTTCTTAGCGGTAGCAGGTAATGAGCAAGCTGTAGAGTTCCTAGAGCAAGGCGTAGAGAACGCTAACACAACTGCTGAACAGACAAACATCTTTTATGACGCTAATGCTCAGTGGATTGCTATGGGTTACCCCACTACAAGAAACCTTACAGCAGTGTATCTCAACGGGCAGAACTTTGGGTTAGACCTATATGTATCTGAGGCTGATATTCTAGCTTCAGGAACTGAATCTGAGTACTTCCAGACTAGCCCAGTAGGTCAAGGCTACGACTGCTTTATGTATGGGACGGATTGTGAACAATGAGCCTAGAAAAGACTGAACTAAAAATAGGGAACACATCATTTAAAGGTGTGTGGATAGCCATTGTGTTGACCATAGGAACCAGTATTGGTGGTACAGTCTGGACAGCTTCAAGTCTGTACTCAAGGCTTGAGACAGTAGAGACAAGAAAGATACCCAATATAAGCCCTATAACAGAGAAATTAGCCACTTTAGGAACTAACCTAGACACAATACTCGGACAGCAAGAAAAGCTCTTAGAACTCAAAACAGAGCTTTCTGAGCTATCTGAAGAGATAGTGGCTATGAAGGCTACTGTTAAGCAAGGTGAACTCATTGCTGAGAGCCTTGGGGACATAGACACACGGATGAAGACTATAACTAAAGAGATAGAGGACTTGTGGCAAGGTATGGACTACCTTAGCAACCCTCTCAAGTGAGGCAATATGATACAGCAATTAATCGGCCCCGTTACGGGATTACTAGACAAATTCATAGAGGATAAAGATAAAAAGAATGCTATTGCATTTGAACTTTCAACTATGGCTGAGAGGCATGCACAGGAGCTTGCGAAAGCGCAGATTGCTGTTAATCAGAAAGAAGCGGCACATAAGAGCCTCTTTGTTGCGGGCTGGAGACCTGCTGTGGGATGGGTATGTGTTCTGGGCATGGCGAGCAACTTTATGGTTATCCCACTGGCCAACTTTGCGCTTGCTCTGGCTGAATCTACGGTTGTGGTTCCAATCCTTGATTTAACACAGATGATGCCTGTCCTGATGGGTATGCTTGGCTTAGGCGCAATGCGTACTATGGAGAAAACCAAAGGTGTACAAAGGGAGCGATAAGATGAAGAAAGATTCTAAACTAGAAGAGCTGCATGAGATACTAGCTACAGTTCTCTTAGAGAAAATAAGAGACCCTGAGTGTAAATCAGCGGAGCTAAACGTAGCCCGTCAGTTCCTCAAGGACAATGACGTTACAGCTATACCTACCGATGATAATGCTCTAGCACAACTGTTAGAAGACTTACCATTTGATGCAGACACCACACCACTACAGTAAGGATTTATTATGTCTTTATATAGAAACATGCAGATAAGAAAGAAGAAAGGCATCAGTCGCTCTAAGAAAAACAGTACGATTGACCCTAAGACCTACGCAAAGATGAAAGCTAAGAAAGGTGGCTTTAAGAAGAAGGGGTAATGTGTGGCAGTAAACAAACAGTTATTAGACTTCAAGAACTTTTTATACATGGCATGGAAGCACCTTAACCTTCCTAACCCTACACCAGTTCAATATGACATAAGTGATTATCTACAAAACGCGGATGAGCGTAGGATAGTTATCGAAGCATTCCGAGGCGTTGGTAAGTCTTGGATAACATCAGCCTTTGTCTGTCACCAATTATTGCTCAACCCACAGGAAAACATACTTGTGGTTTCAGCTTCAAAGACACGGGCAGATGATTTCTCTACCTTTACCCTACGGCTCATCCACGAGATGCCCATTCTGGCTCATCTAAGGCCACGAGACGGACAAAGAATGTCTAAGATATCCTTTGATGTGGCTCCAGCTAAAGCCTCTCACGCGCCCTCTGTGAAGTCTCTAGGTATAACAGGACAACTTACAGGGTCTCGTGCAGGGATAATCATTGCTGATGACGTAGAGTCAGCTAATAACTCTATGACTCAGATGATGAGAGACAAGTTAGCAGAGACTATTAAGGAGTTTGAGGCGGTACTTAAGCCTGGCGGTAGGATTATCTTCTTGGGAACACCCCAAACAGAGATGTCTATCTACAATTTACTTGATGAAAGAGGCTATAAGACCCGTATATGGCCCGCTAGATACCCTGATGACCGCCTAAAGACAGCTATGGGGTACAAATTAGCCCCTATAGTAGCTGATGAGCCTGATGTAGACGGCAAACCTACAGACCCTGATAGATTTGACTCAGATGACCTTATAGAACGAGAGGCATCCTATGGTAAATCAGGCTTTGCCTTACAGTTTATGCTTGATGTGTCCCTATCTGACGCAGATAAGTATCCACTTAAGATAAATGACTTTATGGTGATGTCTGGCCCTAGTAGTTGGTCTGAAGCACCTGTCAGTGTCCAGTGGGCATCTGGTAGAGAGCAGATAGAGAACGTAAAGCACTTACCTAATGTAGGACTTAAGGGTGACTATTGGGCAGCACCCATGAATACCTCTACAGAGACAGCTAAATGGGATGGCGCAGTGATGTCTATTGACCCCGCAGGTAGGGGTAAGGATGAAACAGCATACACTGTAGTCAAGATGCTTAAAGGTCAGTTGTATCTTACAGCAGCAGGAGGCTTACAGAACGGTTATTCCGAAGATAGCCTTAAGGTTCTATCTAAAGTAGCTAAACAACAGAACGTCAATAAGATAATCGTAGAGAGTAACTTCGGTGACGGTATGTTTACACAGTTACTTAAGCCTATTCTCACTAGAGTGCATCCAGTGTCTATCGAAGAGGTAAGACACAACACTAATAAAGAGAAAAGGATTATAGATACCCTAGAGCCTATCCTAAACCAACATAGGCTAGTGGTTGACGATAAGGTTATCCTACAAGATTACCAGTCTGAGGTAGACCTTAAGTATAAACTTTTCTATCAACTTACCAGGTTGACTAGAGAAAGAGGCTCTCTGATACATGACGATAGACTAGATGCCTTGTCTATAGCCGTAGGCTACTGGGTAGAAACAATGGATAGAGACATCCTGAAAGCAGTTGAAGACCATAAGAAAGACCTGCTTGATAACGAACTAGATAAGTTCATGGAAGCCTCTATAGGAAGACCACAAAAGAGAGATAATTGGGTTAGACTAAGACATTGATTTTACTACATATATTAATACCCACCATATAAGGTAGGAAGATACTATAGATACCCTAAAGATGACTATGGAATAAGATTATTTAGGAGATGTATAAGTATTATTCTCTATAGATAAAAACTATAAGATAACTTAAGGATACCTATATGGGTAAAGTAATTAACATTAGACCTACAGTAGAAGATGAATTAACAGAACTATTACTTAAATCAGACACTTTTGTAATCATAGGCAAATCTGAAGGTGACCTGAAGATGGCTACCAATGCTGACCATAAGGAAGTCTATATGATGTTGGAGACTCTTAAGGAGGAACTTCTGGCTGAGTATATGATGGGACTTGTGGAGAGTCAGGAGATGCACTAATAGTTTTGGTAGAAAAATCCGAGGGGTCTATATACGCATGGTCATGTGCGCTCTACCCCTTAGCCCTCCCTCGGCAGCCTAAAAAATCAAGGGGTGGCGGTGGCGGTTGTCTCAATAAATGCCACACGCTACCGCGCTAGACCTTGCAATCATTGACTGGGTAACAGATACAATATCAGTTAACAGAACATAACCAACGAACATTAAAAAATCTTTTCAGTGTTTGTTTCTTGTGTTCTGTTTTTGCGTTTTTGTAGTCTCCCTTTTTTTGTCTCTTCAGTTACACCACCGCGCAACCTGGACGCGCGCCCTTCCCATTCACCGCAGAATAACTACCATTCACCGCAAGCAGCGGGCTGGCCTATTGCGCTTATAAATGTAGGCAGTAAGGTGGGCGTGTAGATTAACTAACTTGGAGTTGTATAAATGAAAGACTTTATTTATTTTTGGTTACCAACACTTGCGGGGCTTTTAGTAATGCCCTTTATATTCTATTTTTTGGGAGGTTAAGCAATGGCTACTATTAAGACACTTAAGAGACTAGCAAGACAGCATACAGAATGCTTAGCGGTTCATTCAGAGATTAAGGAATTAATACCTGAAGCTGATGCGCTCAAACTATTAAAGAATGGCTTCACGGATTGTTCATGGGGTAATGATGAATGCCCTAGTTACTACAAGCCTAAGAGATGGG